CTGGGGGTGACCACTATGATCGAAAACGGAAAGAAAACGTTGACGGTCGGTGGTCCCGGTATAAACCGGTTCTCTTTAAACCACCTGGACCCGCAGCCACTCTAGAGTGGACAAGGTGCGAAGGTGGGGGCAACAAGTATGCCTTTCTAGTCAATGAAGTCTTTGACTACCGAGAACGTGTTGTTCAGACCTATATTGTCAATCAGCAAATCAGAAAGATGCTGAGTGACAGGGGTCTAGTAGACGCGTTCTACAGGCCCGAGAGGGAAATTGATCCTTTCTGGACCTGGCCCTCCCCCGGAGCTACCCCTTATGCGGTAGCGATGGCAAGGGAGCCCACCGCACCCGAAAAGAGAGTAAGTCCATCCGGACAGTTATATCTCTCTTGGAGGAATTATTCCCCCAGTTGGGATGAGGTGATGCTCCTTTACCGGGACGGCGATTCCAAAAATCGTCGGGTCATGGTAGAAGGCTGCGTTGAGCCGATAAAGCTCCGCACAATTACCAAGGGACCATGCCACAGAAAGTGGCTTAGTCAATCTCTCCAAAGAGAGATGGCCGATTGTCTGAACGGCCTATGGCAATTCACGCTTAACAAGGCGAACACTGACTCTAGATTGATAAGTCGGTTAAATCGCGAATGTGAGCGTTTCCATCGCAGACAAGGTAACACCGATCCACTATGGTGGAACTCGGGTGACTATAAGTCTGCGACGGATTCCATTTCGATCCATCACACCAAGGCCGCTCTGGAGACACTCCTAGGAATGTTACCAGAAAATAAGGTCAGTGAGGCGTGTAAACGGCTATACAAAGCCGAGTTATTTGAGCAGGAGGTTCACTATCCAGTTTGGACACGTATACCTCCCGTTCAACAAGTCAATGGCCAGCTGATGGGGTCGGTGTTATCCTTCCCTATCCTCTGTATCATTAACTTTGTCGCCTACTGGGAGAGCCTTGAGGAGCAGTATGGAACTTCCTTCAAGTATTGGGAAGTCCCATGTCTCATCCATGGTGATGATATCCTGTTCAAGACAACCAGGGTTCACTATGATCTCTGGTCGTCGGTGATCACCCGTTATGGACTTAAGAAGTCTGTGGGGAAGAATTACTTCCACCCAAGGGTGTTCACCATTGACTCGGAGTTATGGATAGAGGGTTCCACAAATGGTCAGGCAAGCTTTAAGAAGTTTGTTCCGATCAACTGTGGGTCACTTCTCGGATCAAAGGTTGATGGTCGTGTCGACTATCAGAAGAGTCCCCTTTGGGACAAATTCAATTCCTCGATCCGTGGAGCACAAGATAAAGAGAGGTTTCTGAAACAGTTCCTCTGCTTTAACCGATCTATCCTGAAACCAATGACTTGGACGAAGTCCGGTATTTTGAATCTCTTCCTGCCACACATGCGTGGCGGGTTGGGTTTCGAGCTGCCTTGGAGGGCAGATCAAATCCCTTTAAAAGAGGATTCGACACCTCTTGTCCGACTCACGAAGCATCAAACCGACTTGGCAGCTGGTTTGTGTGCTTCAATGCGTGAGTGGGGACCCCTAAAATCTTATGCAATTATAGGGGTTGAGCATCAGGAACAACCTGATGAGAGGAGATACCGCCTACCATTCAAGGAGGTCTGGCAACACGAGGCCAGCTATCCTCGGGAGATCCCCGGGGACTCGGCTGAACCCATATTGTCGTCCTACCCGAAGGAGGTGGTTACGGAATACCGAATCAGGAAGCCAAATCTCTATGCTAGGTACAGCGGACTCAAGAGGTACCGCTTGTGTACCCATCCACCCATAAGTTGTCCCAAGAGACATTTTAAGAGGGTGGGCGGAGAGGTAGTTCACGAAACCGTGAATACTTATCCCACGGAGATTTGGTCCTTCCCATACGTCAGAACTCGGGTTCTTGAGCCCGAGATCTTTTGGTCAGAGGTTATCTGGGCAGCACGCAAGCTCTATTCGTGCTAGAACAATGTTGGGGTCTTGACCCCAATTAACATTGTCCCAGTTTTCTCCAAGACAGGACAGCTGCAAAACGAAATGGTTAAGAGCCATCTCA